CTCGACCAGATCGGTCGAGAATCCTGGTAGCCCCATCCGCTGGCATGGCATGCATGAGGGAGGGGGGGGCACCAGGCTTACACGCAGGCTTACATAGTAAGCCAAATTCTATTTGGGCCCAAATGACCAATCATCCTACGTATACACCTACGTATACACACACCAGACCTATATGTCTGAAATGCAACAACATTGGCTATAGCAAGAGCCTGTAATCACCACAATTCGGGCACCATGGTGAGGCCTATGGCCTCTATGCCTGCAATGCCCCATTCTGCGCTAGTTCGCCCGGGTTTGACCCGGGGATGTTAAAGGCGGGGCCCCCCTCCCCGCACCTACTATGGAGACCAAATTTTCCTCCCGCTGGGTGTAAACCACGGTTCACATAACGAGGCCGGCGGCCTCTACCGGGGGCGCAATCGGGGGCGCAATCTCGGCCAAAGTCAATAGAACGTGTTCTAGGCAGCCCACAAGGCTGCCGACAAAACCGCAGGTCAGAGACCTGCGAAATAATCGTTACCAAACCGTTACCAAACTTAGTAGCGGAAATGCCATTTCCGCCGACCTATATACATTATAGAGGGTTCCGAAAGGAACCCCTGAGCGAAGCGAAGGGGTGACTGGAGGAACCCGACCAATGGTCGGGCTTCAGGCCCGACCCTAATTAAACAATAATAATTAACCATTAACCCCAGCCTTTAAGGGCTGGGGTTAACCATTATTATTATTAGCAATAACCATCAATAATTGAACAACGCGCGAGGCGCGCGGGTTCTGGTGCTGATTGTCACCTCGATTACCATTGCACCCGCGAGGGTGCAACTCGAACCTCCCAAAAAGATCCCCCCCAATCTGTCCCCGTTGCTCGCCCCGGACCTATGTCCGGGTTTGACCCGGATTCTTATCGTCCGGACTGCCGATTCCTCGCCGTCCGCCACCCGCATTAGCGTGTGGCATGTTCGAGATTCCCGAGCGGAAGGACGGCAATGGGGGTAACTGCTCCGGAGGGCTACACCACGGTCGGACCGTGGATGCCCGTCCCGGGCACCAGGACGGAAGGCGATGAGGTTCTCATCGCTCGGTCTGACGAGGGGGTGATCGTACGCGACACTTTGTCGAGTCCCGGCGTCTTTCTGTCGTTCCGGGATCTGCACCTGGTAATGGGCTACGCCCTGAGGTCTCCGGACGCAGACCGCGCAGGCGGTCTCTCGGCAATCGCCTGTTCGTAAGAATGCGTCGAGCCGCCGAACGGCTCGAACAGGTTCTCTGGAAGTCCTGATCTGATTTTCCCCGGGGTAGCTCCCACCACCAAATTACCGCCCCGGGGGCGGAACGGCCCGATGTTCCCCCAGCACCGCCCGTGCTCTGGTTCAGCCCACCTGAACCCACGGGACGTCAACGGAGCTGGCGAGGTGACCGGGCCGTTTCTGCGTTTGCCCTGAAGCCCCAAAACAGAAACCCCGACCTCCTAACGAGAGGCCGGGGAATCTGTCGTGCCTTGACCGCAGTGGGCAGTCCTGCTGTCAAACCTTGCTCTTGTCCCCTGTGAACGAGAACTCTCTCAGCTTACCGTATCGGAGTTTCCCTTGCCAGTCCTTGACGCCTCTGCGGCGGTGACCGCCTCCGGTAACGGGGCAACCAATATCGAGGGTGACAACTCCGACACCCGTGGCGCCTTCTTCATGGTCGATGTCACTGCGGTGACGGGCACCACCCCCACGATGACCGTGCGGGTCCAGTGGACCGCTGACGGGGTCAACTGGCATGACCTCGACACCACGAACGCGCAGACGGCTTCTATCACCGGCACCGGCCGGCACATCCTCAAGGTGTATCCGGGCATGACTGCCGCGTCGAACGCGGCTTGTAACTCGCCTCTTCCGCCCAAGCATCGCCTTGCGTGGACCCTCGGTGGCACAACCCCGAACTTCACCTTCTCCACTCACGTGGAGTACATGCGCTAATGCCCAGGTATATCTTCGAGCCGGAGGCTCTGGCCCTGACGGGCAGACCACAGCCGGTTACTTTCTTTCTGACTTTCGAGGGTCGTAACCGCGTTACGGACCTCTGGACGATCGATGACGACGACAACCTCGTAGACCCGATCATCAACGGCGTCCTGATTGCGGACGCCTCTACCGGATTGGTCGGCCCGTTCGCGGGCCCCGATGACTACAACGTTCTGTGGCTTCAGGCCGGCACCAATGTCGAGGGCCGGGAGTCCATCACTGCGGTTCGCTCCTCGGAGTCCCAGCCCGATCCTGGCGGGGGCGAAGAGGGTGAAGTCCCACCTACCCGAACGATTGCTACGGGCGCTGGCCTATCCGGTGGCGGGACGCTAGCGGCTGACCGCACGATCGAGATCAATTTCGGTACGGGCGTCAACCAGGTTCCCCGTGGCAACGATTCGCGTCTCTCGGACGCCAGAACGCCTACTGCGCACGCCAGCTCGCACGCCACGGGCGGAAGTGACCCCATGGTCATTCCGCAGTCGCAGGTCACGAACCTGGTCTCCACACTGGCCGCTAAGGCTGACCTGGTGGGCGGCAAGGTTCCGACGTCGCAGCTCCCCGCGCTCAGCTCGGGTGCCACGTACGTGGTCTCCACGCAGGCCGCGATGCTCGCCCTCCTGGCGGGCATCGGGGACATCTGCATCCGTCCGGATCTGGACAAGTCGTATGTCCTGGCGGCAATGCCGCCCTCCACCCTTTCCAACTGGGTTGAGCTTCTCGCTACGGACATCGTCCAGTCGGTGAACGGGCAGATCGGCATCGTCAGCCTGACGGCTGCGAATGTCGGTGCGGCTGCAACCAGCCACGCGCATTCCGCTTCTGACGTCACGTCCGGAACGCTGAGCACCTCGCGGCTGCCCACCATTCCCGTGTCTCTGGCCCCGGCCGGCACGAACATCACCGTGGATAAGTCCGGGGGCACCTGGCCAGCTCGACCGACGTCCCGCACGGACATCATCGTCCGTTGGCGCGGTGCGGACCCTTCACCGGCAATCGTCGCTTCCGGCACCAGCGGAATGATCGACGGAGTCGATATCAGAGAGATTCCGGCGACCTAATGTCTGTGCGGCTTGATACCTGGACCCCGATCGGAAACCAGCTCAAGCGTCGCGGACGTACTACGGTCTCTGGTCGCGGGGGACTGGTCATCGGTGTCGATGAGCCGGACGAGACCATTGCCGGGGTCTACCCCGGAGAGCTGATCCGTGTCGACGGCAATGTCACGCTGAATACCCCTGGCCAGGTTCTTGAGAACCGGGACATCTATGGCCGCGTGACGGTCGCGACCTCAGACGCGATTATCCGCAACTGCCGCATTCGCGGGACCACTCAGGGGAACGCGTTCCTGATCAACTGCACCAGCACGTCATGCGTGCGGGCCACGATCGAGGACTGCACCCTGATCCCGGACTACCCGGCCGCTGGCGGCCTGGGGTATGGCGGTGTCGTCGGACACGACTTCACCCTGAAGCGCAGCATCATTGCCCGGTGCCCGGACGCGATCAACGTCCACAACACGTCTAAGACCGGCCCGTACTCGACCAACGTCATTATCGATCAGAACTTGCTCAAAGAGTTGTGCATGCTCACGTGGCACAGCAACGGCTTTGTTCATGGCTCGGACGTCTACACGCACAATGACCTCATCCAGCATTTCTCGGGTGCGGGCACGATCATTCGCGGGAATCGCTTCGACGCCCACTACGGGCGTCAGATCGGGCACTGGGTCACCACAACCCCCACGGAGCCGTTTACCTCGGTCGCCAAGGGCACCCTCTCCGATGGCGGGCCTTACCAGGTCATCCCGAACCGTGGGTCCGGTAACGAGTCCACGGGTCGCTATGACTGGGGCTCCGTCGTCGGTCTCCAGATCGGACGTCGAGAGCACTCGACGGGTGTCTTCGTCTGTTCGTCGGACATGGTGATCGAGGATAACTGGTTTTACGGCGGGAACTTCTCGATCAATGGTGGCGGCAATATCAAGACCGCTGCATACAACAACCTCGGCCGGATGTATCGGAACAAGTTCGACCGCGCACAGGGAAACCAGGGCTCGGGCGGCAACACGTTCACCATCGGCATGCAGGGTGGGGGCTGGTCCACCAGCACCTCGGACATTCCCGTCAGCGGTCCGAACGCCAACACCTACATGGATGGCGGGACCATCCTCGTGAGGTACTAAGTGGCGACCCTGACCAATACCGCTGAAGGCGGTAGCGATAACACAACGGTCACCACGGGAAACTCCGGCGGTGGCTCGGGCACGGCATTCATTACGGTGTCGGCCGGCTCGGGCGGAAGCATCACCTATGAGGCGACCAACGCCTACCGAGGCACTCTCAGCTATTCATTTGTCCAGCCTACGGGCGCGACAACCTGTCTGGTCGACGTGTCGGACGCTTCATCGTCCGCTAGCTTCGCAGTCAGGTTCTATCTCCGGATCGGGGCTTACCCCTCGGGTTCGGGTTTCCAGTTCCCTGCGCAGATCCGCACCACGGGCGGAACCCTCGCCCTTAACCTGAGTATCAGCACCACCGGTCAGATCCGAGTAAACAGCTCTACGTCGGCGTCGTACACAACGGCCGGCATGAGCCTGAATACGTGGTACCGGATCGAATGGACCGGTACTGGCATCGGCACGGGCTCCGGAAGCTCTCAGGTCGATTTCTATCTGGGCGATTCGACTACGTCCCTGGGGACGTCGAGCCTTTCCGGTTTTACCACCGCGGCTGCAATGCAGGTTATCCGGATCGGCAAGTATTCGGGTGCTGTCGCTTCTGCCGTCGACTTCATGGTCGACGACATTGCGTGGAATATTGGCTCGGCTACTCCGCTCGGTCCCTCGGTAGCCCCGGACCCGCCCGACGCGGGCCCCGATCAGGTCGTGTTCCCGGGTGACACCGTCGAGCTGGAGGGCACCGGCACCGGTAGCGCCTGGACGCAGACCGGGGGCGTCACCGTCACCCTAGGCGGGTCGGACCCTGATAGGAGCTTCACGGCCCCTTCAGTGGCCTCCGGGACGGTACTGACGTTCAGCTACGGCGGCGACCTCATGACGGTCACCGTCCTGCCAGCGATCCTCCGAGACCTGGTGTTCAACACCGCCGAAGGCGGGACCAACTCAACCGCTGTCAGTACCAGCAATTCCGGTTCAGCTTCGGGTACCGCATTCACCACCGTGAACGCGGGCTCAGGCGGCACGATCACATTCGCGACTGCTGCCGCCTTTGACGGCTCGTTCGGCTACTCGTTTGTCCAGCCGACTGCCGCCACTACGCAGGTTCTCGACCATGACCACGGAGTCACGTCGGCATCATGGACCTGTCGTTTCTATCTGAATATCGACACGTTGCCTTCGGGCAACATGGGTATCGGAGCTTCTATCCGATCCGCGAGCAACCGCCTGGCGTCGATTAACCTGAGTACCACCGGACAGATCTCGGTGAGTATCGGCGCTACCGGCGGTACGAACTCGACCCCCACATTAGCCACTGATACCTGGTATCGCTTTGAGTGGCGGGGGACCGGGTTTGGCACAGCCTCTTCGGCATGTGATCTTGACGTATTCGTTGGCGACAGCGATACGCCGTACATCACGCGGACCCTTTCCGGGGTCACGACGTCCGAAGAGGCGCAAGTCATTCGGTACGGAAAGCACAACGGGACCGGCACGATCTCATTCTTCATGGATGAGTTCGCTTCTAAGCTCGGGACAAGTCAGCGCATCGGCGCTGTGCCCGCGAGTTCTGCCGGGGCCGATCAGGACGTCGAGCCGTGGAGTGAAGTCACTCTGACGGGCTCGGGCCCTGCATCCACGTGGTACCAGCTCGACGGCGACGACGTGACCCTAGGCGGGTCCGGTGCAACGCGCACCTTCGACGCCCCTCCGTCAATCGCGGACGAGACGCTCACATTCACCTATGGGGGCGACTGGTGCGACGTGGTGATCCTCGCCGTCACAGAAAGAGCCGTCATCGACGGCGCGGAAGTCCCCCTTCAGATACAGCAAGTCTCGAGTTAAGGAACTCAATTGCCTGACAACGTGTATGACCAGCACGGTACGCAGCCGGGCCCGCTCGGCCCGGCCTCTGCCGATGACCTGGTTCTGGACGGTCTCCACACGGCCGGCCGAATCGTTCTCCGTGGTAACTACATTTGGGTCGACGCCACGGGCGACCTTCGCATTCACACCTCGGCCCCGGGCTCGGACACGGCCGGAACGGTTATCGGTACTCAGAGCTAAGGGTTCGGTGCGGGACGCGCAGGTGGCCATGGTCCCCCGGCAATCAAGCCCCAACCGGGTTTACGCCGACTCGTTACAAAGCCGACTCTAACCACCTTCGCCCTGCTTCTTCTGGACGTGGTACGGGGTGAGCGTTGACGCATTCCCGCACCGAACCACCTAGAGGATACCACGGATGACGCGCACTACGATCTCCATGGCAGATGCCAAGAAGATCGTTCTTAATCGGATCGCAGCAGGCGATACGGTTGAGGCGGCAATGAAGCGGGTTCAGCGGCTTCCCAAGTCTTACGAGAATTGGCGAGCCAATGACCCTGCCTTCAGGGATGCCGTGGATGAACTCCGGGCAACGCGTCTGGCAGCGAAGGTTAGGGGAGTGGGCTCTGAGGCCCGCTCCCTGACTTTCGCCCAATGGCGCAAGCAGTTCCTTGGCCAGGAAACCTACCGGCACCAGCAGGCGTGGGTTGATCTGCTTGAGGGTAAGGGCTATGAGCCCGTAGATGGCGAGAAGTTTCAGCCCGGCTGGGACAACCGTATTCTTGTGAATACACCGCCATATCACGCGAAGTCGATGACAATCACCATTGAATACGTCACATATCGCGTGTGTATGAACCCGAACGTCAAGATCATCATCGTTTCCAAGACCAAAGAATTGGCCAAGCAGTTCCTCTATGCCGTGCGGCAGAGGCTTTCCTCGTCTCAGTTCGCTGCCATTCAGAACACCTACGCTCCGCAAGAGGGTTTCGTTGCCAAGCGCGGCACCGGAGGTGCCTGGGCGGCGGACAGAATCTATGTCGCTAACCGCGACGACGAACAGAAAGACCCCACGGTCCAGGCCATCGGCATGGGCCAGCAGATCTACGGATCTCGCGCGGACCTCATCATCTGCGATGACTGCGTGACCCTGGGAAACGCCAATCAGTACGAGCAGCAGATCAAGTGGATCAACCAGGAGGTCAGCTCTCGTGCGAAGACCGGCAAGATTCTTGTCATCGGTACTCGTGTCGCTTCTGTTGACCTTTACTCCGAGCTGGCAAATCCCGACAGGTACCTGTCCGGAAAGAGTCCGTGGACCTATCTCGCACAGCCGGCCGTCCTAAAGTACGCAGACGATCCTGACGACTGGCAGACCCTCTGGCCGCGTTCTACGAAGCCTCTTGAGGAAGATGGCGACCCGCCCCTAGAGGACGGGATGTATCGCGCCTGGGACGGCAATGCACTCCGCAAGGTCCGGGAGCAGGTGCCCTCTGGCACCTGGTCTCTGGTCTACATGCAGACACCCGTTTCCGAGGACAGCATTTTCCACCCCGTGTGCATCTCGGGTTCTACGGAAAGGCGTCGGAAGCCGGGCCTTCTGAAGGCCGGGGCGTGGGGTCACCCGCGTCACGGCATGGAGGGTCAATACGTCATCGGGTCCATGGACCCGGCAATGACGGGTGACACCTTCACTCTGGTGATGGCTGTGGATAGGCCAACCCAAATGCGTCGCGTGATGCAGGCATGGGTGCAGCCGTCACCAACCCCCAAATACATTCGAGACCTGATCAAGAGCGTCACCGAGGAATACGGCGTCCATGAGTGGGTCATCGAGCAGAACGCATTCCAGTTGTTCCTCGTTTACGACGAGGAGATCCAGAGGTTCTGTCGGGACAGAGGCGTGCGGATCACTCCGCATTACACCTCAAGGAACAAAGCTGACCCGGATTTCGGTGTCGCTTCTCTGGCCCCGCTCTTCGGTGGACTCAAGCGAGTCCATGAAGGCGGACGCCAGGATCACGACGGGGAGAACCTCATCGAGCTGTCCGACCCGGACAACTCCGAAGGGATCAAGGCCCTGGTCGAGCAGCTCATTACCTGGCAGCCCGGAAAGCTCGGACGTGAACTCAAGCAGGATGGGCCCATGGCCCTATGGTTCGCAGAGCTGCGGGCGCGGGCAATGCTCGGGATCGGTGGACGCTCTAAGCGTCAGCACTTCGTTCCGAATCCGTACCTGTCTCGTGGGGACCGTCGTCGTCAGGTTGTGGTACCGCGAGAGGCTTATCGGGATATGACTCACCAGTAATCTCTTCGTAGATTCTGGGCATGTCGGGTTCAAGGCGCGCCTTCGTCTCATCGATTAGCTCATCGTGCATCTCCCTCAGCGCAACGCGCAGGTCTTCCGGCCAGCACTCCATGAAGTGCATTGGCTGTCGCCATTCGGGTAACTGCCGCGCGTCATTGAAATCCAGATCTTTCGGCTTGATCCGCTTGTGGCAGATTCGGCACCGGGGTCGCCAGGCGAAGGCGAGTAACCAACGAATCCGCTTCATGCGGGCACCACCTTGAGTCGACCTTCGATGATTTTGACCAGCGCGTGGATGCGCGACGGGCGCTTCTTCTTACGGCGTCGCCAGTGATCCCAAGCTTTCTTGCCGTAGATCCCCATGATGACGCCGTGCGCGGCAGTGAAAACACTGAAGCCGTCGGAGAGTACGGAGCCGAGGGCAAGAATCAGATTCGCGACGGTGATGACGAGGCAGCCGAAGCATTGCAACAGGTCTTCGTCCTCGATGCGCGGGGCGACGATGTACACGCTGCCTAGCGAAACGACCAAGACGGCCACGATAAAGATGCCGTATCCCATAGGGAGCATTCTAGCATGATCCAGACCGCAGAGCTGGGCGGTATCCCCGCTCGTGTGGCGGCTCTGCGGGCACGGGAAGCCCTCCGGGACAACCGTCACGCCGAGATCCAGGCCGTTCGTCGCGGAGACTTCGAGGCTATCGCCCCGGATCTGTTCTCCGATGAGTTCACGCGACCTGTCGTCGCGAACATGATCGATACATCGGCCCGGGACTTCGCAGCAATGCTGGCCCCCTTGCCGGCCTTTAACTGCTCCGCATCATCCATGCTCAACGAGTCTGCCAAGAAGCGCGCGGACCTCCGCACGAAGATTGCCCGGCATTATGTCGAGGCGTCCGAGCTTGAGCTTCAGATGGCGGACCGTGGTGCTGACCACCTGAATTCGTTCGGTCTCCTGGTCGCCTGCGTCGAACCGGACTTCGATGACAGGGGCCCGCGCATCCGGATCGAGAGCGCCATTGGCGCTTATCCGGTGTGGAACCACAAGGGCGATACCGTGGAATTCGCACGGGTCTTCTACCGGGACTGGTTCTCTCTTCAGGCTGACTACCCACAGCTCCGCGATATCAAGGGCGAGTACCCCGGTGGGGTCATGCCGGACAACCGCGTCGAGGTTGTCAAGTACGTCAGTAAGACCCGCATTCTTATGTACCTGCCGCAGATGGGTGACCGCGTCCTCGAGGACATGGCTAACCCGCTGGGCAAGTGTTATTACGTCTGTGCTAAGCGCCCGAACTTCGAGGACTCCACAAAGGGCGCCTATGATGACATCGTTTGGGTTCAGCTCGCGCGTCATCGGCTTCAAATGCTTCTCATGGAGGGCGTCGAAAAGAGCGTCCGGGCCCCCATTGTGGTCCCTCCCGACGTTGACGATATGGCCCTCGGCCCGGACGGTGTTATTCACACTCAGGCTGGGGCACAGGCAGTCGGACGTGCTCGTCTGGATATGCCCGCGCAGGCATTCGGAGCAGTAGAGCAGCTCAAGCAGGAGCAGCGCGAAGGCTCCATGGTTCCGGAAGCCCGGACCGGGAACATCGATGCGTCGGTAATCACCGGCCGTGGTGTCCAGCAGTTGATGGAGTCGTTCTCGACTCAGATTGCCACGGACCAGGTCATCCTCAAGAACGCATACAAGCGGATCATCTGCCTGTGTTTCATGATGGATGAGAAGCTCTTCGGCGGTACGCGCAAGGAGATCCGTGGGAACGACGCAGGAATCCCTTACGCCGTCACCTACACCCCAGCTAAGGATATCGATGGAGATCACTCCATTGACATTAGCTATGGTTTTGCAACGGGACTTGACCCGAACAGAGCCTTGGTCTTCCTTCTGCAAGGGCTTGGTGCTGAGCTAGTCTCCAAGGATTACGTCCGGCGCAACCTGCCGGTTGATCTGAACGCAAGCGAGGAAGAGCAGAAGATTGCCATTGAGCAATCTCGGGCCTCTCTCCTCATGGGCCTGTCGGCCCTGGCGCAGTCCGTTCCTCAGATTGTCGCCTCTGGGGGCGACGCTCTTACCGTCATTCACCAGGTCGCGGATACCGTGAAGTATCTCGAAAAGGGAATGAAGGTCGAGCAGGCTATCGAGAAGGCCATGACGCCGAAACAAGAGCCCCCTCAGGCGTCACCGGCCGGACCTACGAGCCCCGGTTCACCAGAGGGTTACAACGACAGCGGACTCCCAGGTGAACTACAACCCGGATTGGCCCTAGAGGGCCCGCAGGGACGTCCCGATCTTCAGCAGTTTTTCGCTGGTCTGAATGGACAGGGCAACCCTGATCTTCGGGCTGGAGTGTCTCGGATGAGTCCTGCGGCTTAGTCATCCCATTCCACCGGAGGAATCGTCGTGGCCTCACCCCTGCGGATCTTCAGTACGTCAGCAGCGTCCTGAATCCGGCCAGTGGTCGTGTCGTACTTGACGGCCAGTTGCTTGAGGGTCTGATCCAGATCCTCATCTGCGAGGTATCGGGCGAGTCGTTCGATCGGGATTCGCAGCATCAGTAACCCCTCGGGTCATGCTTTTCCCAATTGGGGTCATTCGGTTCGGCGAACTCTTCATCGTAGTAGGCCTCCAGGGCTCGCTGGTTCCTTTCATCTTCGGCGTTTCCACGGTGCCACCACCCCAAGGCGTATCCGCCCCCGACAGCAGCAGCGATGACCACGATCTCTATGAACATGGGGGCACCTTAGATGCCAGACGGCAGGGGTGGATACCGCAAGCCGACGAACCCGGCCCCGGCCTCCGGGCCGGGCGCTCTGTCCCGTCGCACGGACGGCCAGCCGATCATGGATCTGCCTGACGCCCAATACGGTGAAAACGCGTCCTTTCGGGACGCGCAGGCAGGCGCTTCGATGGCCAGCAGCTCCATGACGGGCGAAGCCCGGATGGCAGCGCAGAGGCCCATCATCGGTTTGGGGGAGCCCTCAAATCAACCGGATGTCCCGGTCACCGCAGGTGCCGACATGGGCGCTGGCCCCGGCATGGAAGCTCTCGGGCTTCCGGCAGATCTGGACAAGATGGACGCTGACGAGTTCGCGAAGCTCCGTCCGATGCTCATCCGTCGCGCACAACGCGACGACACGCCTAAGTCAGTCAAGCTCCTGATTCGGCGACTTCTCTCTAGTTAGGAATTCGGATGGGGTTCTGGGACCGCCTTGGCGCAGCCGCCGAAGAGGTGGCAAACATTGCGCCGGGCGGGGCCTTCGGCCTTGCGGTGGATATCGCTAAGAATACGTTCGATGAGGACGAGGCGAGCCAGCAGGGCAAGAGCTTCTTTCAGAAGCTCGGTTCCGTCCCGAATTCCTACCTGCGATACACCACGGGCTACGGCCAGGTGTCCGGCATGCTGGGGCACGATGCGTCCCTGGCAGACCTGTCGGTCCCGTATCACTACGTCGCCCGTGGGGCGTCGACTTTCCAGCAGGCGACTGGCGTCAGCCTGGCGACTGGTGCCCTCCCGGGCCTCCTGAGCGCGGACTACGGGTCCATCACGGATCTCGACAACTGGCGCGAAGCGTGGAATCGGTCTGACGAGATCTCGCCCGGCCAGGCTGCCGTGCTCAACCTCCCGAACGTCCGCAATGACATCGGGTTCACGGAGGCTGACCGCGAGAAGCGGGAAGACTTTTTCCAGAACTCGTGGGCTGGTAAGACCAGCTCGGGAACCATCGACGTCGCAGCGAACTTCATCGGTGACCCGCTGGCAGCGGCCGGCAAGGGCTTTAAGGCTGCGAACGCAACCCTCAACACGGTAAGCGCAGCAGGCCGGGCGGATGCCCTGGCGACTGCGGCCAGTCGCTCTCGCTCGACTTTCACGGGCAGCAAGAAGGTCAACCGCGCAGCGGGCCAGATCCGTGACCTGTTCGAGGCCACGGACAACATGACCGCATCAGAGATGATGCAGCTCCCGCAGTTCCGTGAGGTGCCGGACTCGGCACCCCTGGCGTACTTTTTCGAGGAGGCGAACCGGATCACTGATCCGGGACGTCGCTACCAGGCTAAGGCTGATTACTTCGGTGTGGCCCTGGGAGATGCCGGTTCGATCGAGCGGGTCTCCGGGGATCTCACGAAGGCTCAGGCTTACAAGCGGTTCCTCGATACACCCGAAGTCACGCGCGCCAATGAGATGTTCACCGTCGGGGACCACGGGCAGGCGCAGTTCGCCTTCCTCAACTCCGACGCCAATATCCTTGAGGTCGAGTCGCAGAGCGACACCCTGACCGGACACATCGACCGGCTGTCGCGATTGCTGGAAAACCAGAACACGACGCTTCAGACCGGATACAAGTTCGGCCAGCGGGAGATGGCAGAGATCCGTCTCGGCGGTGTTCGCCAGACGCTTTTCCAGGACACGCCCACCAGCCGGCCGATCCGCTTTATCGTGGGTCAGGTCGGAGCGCGGGTTCCGGGCAACATCAATGTGGCGGACGTGTCCCGTGGACACGATGACCTCCTGGCTACGCTGAAGAACGCCACCTTCATGGACTCCGCGAAGCGTCGCGAATACATGCAGGCGTTCCTTGACGCGGACTCGCGTGAGGCTCGGGCTCAGGTTCTCTGGCGCGTCGAGAATGCGATGTTTTCTGCCGCTGGCAAGAAGCACGGGTACACCCGTGGCCAGATGGAAAAGCTCATGACCGACGCGACCAACGTCCGTGGCACCTGGCGTTCGGGCCTGACGTCTCGTCTGTACTCATCGGCTGACCCGAAGATGGTTGTCGGTGGCATCGACGATGACGGCTGGGCTCACGTCTATAACCGCCCGTTCCTTCAGTCGCAGATCGAGGACGCGGTTCCGCTGACGGACCCCCGCATGCTCGACAAGGTTCTCCGGTCTAAGGCTTACCGTGACGTGCTCGACATGCAGGCGAGCTACGGCAACAACCTCGCGAAGGCGAACCGTGCCGTGCTGGCGGCTGCCGACAAGACCCTCCCCATCGTCAACACGATGCTCGGTAGCGTCATGCGCGGATGGAAGTTCGCGGCCCTCCTGAGGCCCGCTTACATCGCTCGTATCCAGGTGGACACACAGCTACGCCTTATGGCGTCCATGGGAGCCCTTGAGAGCGCCTCTCGCGTGTTTTCACCGGCAGTCCGGTATGGGAGGGCCACCCTGGGGGCCGGGCTCTCTACGGGCAAGCTGGAGGCTCTGGAGGCTACTGCCGCTAAGAGCATGTTTGAGAAGTCCCGCAAGCTCTCGCCTGCCGCTGCCAAGAAGCTAGAGGATAGCGGACTGCTTCAGCGGAACCTCAACCCGGCCCTGACCGACGAAGAGGCAGAGAAGGCAGCTCGACTACTTCAGGGGCACACGGGGCTGGACCAGCTTCTCAATGACGAGACCGGCCGTCGGCTTCAGCAGATGCGGATGTCTGGGAACTACACCCGTATCGGTGGAGAGAGCAAGGCTTGGGACGGAGCTTATCTCCGCTCGGTTAACCGACAGGTCCGCAACTCGCCCGTGGCGAGGGAGATGCTGATCAACTCGGACGACGACGCCATTCTCTCCATGATCCGCACTGACCCGAAGATGCGGGCCGAGTGGAATAACTTTAAGGATCAGTTCGAGGACGCGGAGCAGTGGGTTGCCACGGTTCGCGGTCACATTGATTCCCAGTTCCCCGACGAGGGCCTCCGGGCCCGAGCATATGAGCGGGATCTCAACCAGGCAGACATCGATGAGTACTTCCCGAACCCGGCTTCGGGCCGTCCGGATGTCCATGGCGAGTCCATGGTTCCTTTCCAGACGGGCGCCATTGGCGCTGAGTACACGCGGTTCCGTAACTGGTGGTTCAAGTTCGCCTCGGATGTTCCTGAGACGGTCATGGGGCGACACCCGCTCTACGATTTCAAGTTCCGTCAGCACATTCAGCGCATGGTCGAGACCCACGACGGGGACGTGCTTGACCCCGAGGTTCTCAAGGGTTACCGCAGAGCGGCTGATCGCAAGGCACGTAAGGACGTAGCGAACACTCTGTTTGATCTCGCGCACACGTCCAACATGTCCACGTCGCTGTCTCTCTTCAGTCCGTTCTTTTCGGCCTGGGAAGACACGATGAAGAAGTGGGGCAAGCTCTTTTACGATGACCCGTCGCGGGCCATGCGTTTTCAACAGGCCTACTTCGCTCCGAATGATGCTGGCATTATCCGGGACGAGGACGGCAACCGCGTCGACAGCTCGGGCCAGGCGTGGGACAGCAAGGGTAAGAAGGTCGATAAGGTTGGCGAAGAGCAGATCGTTGCTCCCGCTCCGTTCCTGAAGTGGGCCGGCGCGAACGAGCTTCGCTTCCGCAAGGACAATTTCAACCTCGTGTTTCAGGGGTCCACCCCGTGGCTCCCTGGCGTCGGTCCTCTGGTCACCATCCCGACCAACGCGGTCACGCTTCACGCTTTCAAGGATGAGGCGGATAACCCGATCCTCAAGTGGATTCTCCCGTACGGCCCACAGAACGAGTCCATTCAGCGGCAGGCTATGCCGGCCTGGTGGCGACAGGTGGGCAATGCGTTCGGGACGAACCAGGATCACTCGAATATGGCCAACCGTATTTACCAGGTTGAGCTGACGAAGTACGAGCTGGGCAAGCGGGACAAGCCCCCGACCCCCGAAGAGGTTGCCAAGAAGGTCCGTAACCACTTCATCATGCGGGCTGCCATCGCCTCTAGCTCTCCGGTCACGGCTACGCCTAACCCGGAGTTCCAGTTCTACATCGACGAGGGCCGTCGTATTGACCGCGAGTATGCGGAGAAGTACAAGGGCGGGATCGACGCAGAAGGCCGGGATTCGGCTGAGCGGTTCTACGATGAATACCCGGACTACTACGCCATGAATGTTTCGCTCTCGGCGAACATCACGGGGATTCAGGCTACCGCCAAGGCGGACAATGCAGCCCTGAAGTTCAAGAAGCTCATTGCCAAGAATCCTGAGTACGGCTGGATGATCGTTGGCCCTGACAATGAGCAGGGTTTCGAGAGTGCCATCTATGAGGCGCAGCTCGGTCGGAGCGTGGCACCTGGCAGCAATGTCAAGTATCGGGGCAAGACCGATATCGTTGATGCGGCTGACAAGATCCAGGCGTCTCGCGGTTGGATTGAATACCAGAAGGGCATCACGCAGCTTA